GATACTATTTAATAGTGTACTTGCCACTAGAATTTCTCCTAAAAGATTTTAATAAAAGGCTACACAAAGTAGCCTACATTATTGATTTACATGATTAACTTTGTTTGCTTAAAAGCACCGTACAAATAATAGAAACAAAGTGAAGAGGGCAGTTATAAACAACTTCAACCTGAACATTATTCAGAACACGATTAGCCAAGTCATTAGTTGGAACTTCACCACGAGTAGGAACTGTCACGATAGGTTCAAAGTTCTCACCAGTTGATGGGTCAATACCATCCAGAATAGAACCATTCCGCAAGCCAACATTAATTGGACTATTGAAAATAGCATTCTTGATACGAGGTAAGTCGTTGTTACTGAAGGTCATTGATTTACCAGCATTAGAAGCACGATACATCAGTGCGAAGACTGATTCAGTGATTCGAGCATCCATCCATGCAGCAAACTTCATAGTGTCACAGAACTGACGAGAGGCCATGAAACCATTGAACAAACAACCATTGCCGCGATAAGTAATTGCATAGTTACCATTATGGAACTCAATTGCTTCACGGTCTGTAGTTGTTAGATTAGAAACAGTCAAACCACTTAATGTTTTTAGGTGTAGAGAATCTGCACCATATTCATCAAAGTTAATGCCTGCTGTTGCACCAATGATTGCACCTTCTGGGAAGACCATATCCGCTTTTTCATGATACATACCAAATACCCAATCATAAGCTGCTGCTTTCATCAGAGCAAAGATGTTTGTAGTATTAGCTTTCAATTTAACGTTAGCGTCTTTAGTAGCATAAACAAAGATTTTCTTGTCAGCATTAACAGAAGCTGCTAAAGTTTGTTGTTTAGCAGGGTCATGATCTTGAGCAGCGACCCAGAAGAAATCAGTGTCTTCAGCTTTACACGCAGCGTATGTATCTGTCGGGGTTTCTGTAGAGGTTGCAGACAGGATACATAAACCAGATTGAATGCCAACAGAAATGGGGGTTGTTGCCACTTTAGGACTGATAATCAACTTACCTGCCGTATTTGTTGCAGTAACTAGTGCATTAAATGTTGTATCTGCTGTGATAAGTGTTACAAAAGCCGCAGCAATAATTGTTGGTGTGTCATTAGCACTATAAGTATGAGTAAAAGATTTGGTTGTAGTGCCGTTTGTTAAAGTGATCGTTTGATCTTCAGTTTGAGTAAGACCTGTAAAATCAACGGTATAAGCTGTTAATGGGGCGCGACCAATCTTAATTAAAGAAGGAGGAAACTTACCACCAAAAGCCAATGTTGCAAAACGATAAGGTGCAGAACCAACTGCGAAACCAGCATCAGTCAAACCATCTAAAGAACTATAACTTTGAATTCGTGTAGAAGAATAAACATTATGTGGAACAATAAATAAAGGCGTTTCGAAGCTCTCCACAGTTGTACTTGCGGTGGCAAGCGCAACAGTAACTTCTACCGGATTCGGAATGAATGTAGCCAAGGATTTTCTCCTGTGAGAATAGATATTTATATAAAAGAAGGATTAGTTTTAAGGTGTGATAGTTACAGAAGGATCAACTGTAATTGGATTAGTGTCTGAGTAGTTAGGGTCAAATACATTTGCAGTAATATTGACAGTTTCAATAGTTCCAGAAGAAGCTGCTTCAACTTCAACAATAGATATGTTAAAATCAAAAGTGCATGATGCTCGTTCTTCAAATGTCACACTATCAATAGGAGCATCGAATCTTAGAATTTGTGTTGAGTTTAGATAACCAAAATCAGCATCTGGAAAGTATGTGTCATACATATTAGAGTTAGATTGAATTCGTTGCTTCAATGTCATTAATGGAACGTAAGCATTGTCTCTGTAACAAACAGCAGTTATTCTAACATCATAATTCATAACAGAAGAATAGAAACCGTCTTGGTCATACATCTCATTAGCTGGTGTTCCATTTTCAAGAATACTCAAGACATTCAAAGTAATATATTGACCGGCAGGTCTTGTAAACTCACGACCATAGAGATAAACTGGCAATCCAGTTGCTGCTATAATAAAACTTGCAAAACTATTTAAAAGAGCATCTGTTTGTTGCTTTAAAGTTGCCAAACAAAACTCCTTATGTTACGTTTGGATATTTAACAACAGTCACCTCATATTGACTTCCATTAGATGTCATAGAATGTTTTTTAGATTTAACAACAGTAAACCAGTTGAGGCCATAAATACCATTTAATTGAACTTGGTCGGCTAGTTCAGTTGTTGTTTCTTCAGAAGATTTCATCAATGTAGAGGTATAAATTGTATATGCTTCGTATTCTCTGATACCATCTGCTAACAGTAGTTGATTGTTATTACTAATTGGTTGTGCAGAGGCATTCTCAATATTGAAACTAACGTAACTATAAACACCAGCGTTTGAGAATGGGCTGTTAACGTCTTTAACAAAGACTTTTCTACGTCCTGTTAAAACAACAGTATCTAATAATTGAAAGTTATTTAAAAGTGTAAAAGCCATAGATTAATCTTCTCCACTTTCTGCTTCTTTAGGACCTACCCAAACCTTGATTGATTTCTTTAACAAACCAGTTTCGACCAGAGCATCATCCCGCCCTTTACGTCTAATTGTTGAAAGAGCATTATTTGGATTAGTAAACAGTTTAATTTCCATAATTTCTTTCATTAAACGTTTTTCTGCATTACCTAGAGACTTAAGAGCAACTTCTGGGGATATTCCTTTATACAAGATATTCTTAATTGCTAAAGGTGCCTTCTTCATGTTATCAACTCCAAACTGATAGTTGGTAGAGTCCATGAAGTTTCGAGGTGGAATGTTTACTTTATCACTTCCTGTTTCTAAAATCCAAGCAAGTTCAGCCATTCCCATATCAGCATCTGGATGTTTTGTATCATCAAAACCAATAGAAACTTGTTTCTTTTCTAACTGAATGCACTCTTTAATAAACTTATCTAAACCAGACATATCCGCTATTACATTGAAACTAGCTTTGATCATAATTAACCACCTTATGAAAATCCATCGTTTCGGGTTGTTGTAATATTCAGATCATAGATTTCTGGACTTGGAGAAGTTCCATAAAGATTATGCTCTTCATCAAATAACCAACCAGCACCTAAAGCAGCACCTTTAGAATCAGAATTACGTTTAATATCATTAACTTCTGATTTAGAAACACCACCAACATGAATATTGAGAACATTAGGTTTCAATGAAGGATGAATTAAAGAAGGATTAGCTAAAATTGTATCAAGTGCAGTCTGATAGGAAACAGTCAAACCACCGGATTGATAATAAACCTCAACAGATTCGTTACCCCGTTGTTCTCGACGTCTTGTAGCATCATTGCCAGAAGTAGAAACTGAAAGGATCATAGATTCTAAAGCACTAACTGCTGAATTATATGTAATTAGCCATTGGTTTAGTTCTGTAATCTCTGAATAATAAGCAACCCAATTATTAATAAATAAGTTTAGTTTATTGTCTGAAATTTGAGCTGTTGTTAGATCTAAAACTGTGCGAATATAGGTGTTTATCTCCGCAACGGTCATTGCAGCCATTATTTGCTCCTGTTACGGATAAAAGCACCTCTTAGTTAAAAGAGGTGCAGTCTTATAGTCTCGATTAATTATAGCATATTTTCTTTATTATTTCAACACAAATCAATGTTTTAAGATTGAGACTGAATGTATTAAGTCATTTCCAGATTTTAAATTGTGGTTTGTTTATTTCATCCCACTCAATAGACTCTTGGCAATGACCAGCACCAAAGAATGTATCTATAACTTTTTGTGCAACTAAAGCCCAGCTTTTACCAAGATAAGCAGCATAGCCAACTTCACCACTGATTGTGTGGTCTGGTCTTAACCAAACAACCCCGCAAATTAATTGATCTAATGCAAGCAGGATTATAAACAATCTGTTAGCAATTGATTTTAGTATATTCATTCTGCCGCCTCAATTCTATGCAATCCGAGTAATGACAGTGCCGCAAATGGTTCCATATCGACGATGACACGGATTTTGCTCGGGTCATTACCTGTTATGGTCTCCACTCCGTCCAATCCGCAGCCTGAAAAGTGTTGACATCATCTTCACTTGTTCCGATTGCTAGTGCCAGCTGATTTGCCTGAACTATCAGCGATTCAGGTACGATGACGGTCAGAGTGTGCGTCCAGTTGCTCATAATTGTACTCCTGATTTACGGCCTAAATATCGCTCACATGCGA